CGGAATAAGCCAAGCAGCATTACTTGTTCTTGGTCGTCAAACCACAGATGCAACGCCAACAGTGCTTTGTTCTGATGCAAGCGCAGCAAGCGGAACCAACCAAGTAATCCTACCCAACAACTCAGCATATTATTTCCGTGGCGAAGTGGTGGCAGGGGTAACGGGCGGCGGCAATACCAAGGGTTGGACTATTGAAGGTGTGATTAAACGTGGCTCAGGCGTAGGTACAACGGCTCTTGTCGGTACGCCTACAGTTATGTCTTCTTATGCTGACGTAGGCGCTGCCACATGGACTATTGCAGTAACCGCAGACACAACCAACGGCGGCTTGGCAGTAACATTCACTGGACAAGCGGCAACGACAATCCGATGCGTTGCTCAAATCCGCACAACCGAAATGACATACTAAGGAGAAATCATGGCGCTTAAAATCACGGCAATCAACAACACAAACGGTCAGGCAGAAACTGCTGCCTATGCCCGCATCACCAACTTCTTTGGCACAAAAGACCAACTGCAAGTTCAAGTCGAAGTGCACGCAACAGAACAAGCCCGTCAAGCAGGCTGGCCTTCGGTTGCCCAACACGCGCATTACATCAGCATGGAAGATTTGAAAGGCGATCTGATCCCTGCAATCTACAATGTGCTCAAAACATTCAACCAGTACGCTGGCGCAACGGACATTTAAGGAGAAAAACATGGCTCTCATCAAATCAGTGGATACAGATTTTGGCGTTCCGTCGACATACTGGCATATTGGGGCAGTCCAAGAAGACTTCAAAGGCAAGGGCACAGAAGTCACGTTCTATGGCTACGCCTCAAAGGAAGCCCGTGAAGCTGGCAAACAGCCTCTGAGCGCAGGCAAAGTGCAGATTGCTGGTGACGAGTATGTTGCTGGTGCTGACCGTGCTGCACTGTACGCAATCATCAAGCAGAAGCCCGAGTTCGAAGGCGCACAAGACGCGTAAATCCGCCCAACAGGGCACGGAAAAAAGAGGTTCAGCATGTCACAAAGCAGCTACACACCACTGCAACTTTATTACAGCATCACTGCGAGCGCGGCCCCTACATCCGGGAACTTGCTCAATGGCGAATTGGCGATCAACATCAATGATGGCAAGCTGTTTTACAAAGACAGCGGCGGTGTTGTTCAAGTCATTGCCTCTAAGGCTGGAAACGTCAACGTAGCATCGTTTAGCGGCGGCACAACGGGCCTTTTGCCGTCGTCTGCTACCACGGGTGCCATCACCCTATCCGGCACGCTTAACGTGGCCAATGGCGGTACTGGATTGATTTCGCTGACCGCAAACTACATCCCTTACGGAAACGGGACAAGTGCATTTCAAAACTCTGCGAATTTGACGTTCAATGGAACGACGATGACTCTGGGCAATGCTGGCGTCACCGCTCGATTCCAAGGTGACTTTTCAAACGCAACATTCGCAAGCCGCACGGCTTTTCAGACTGGCACAACAAACGGAACGACTGGTATCTATGCGTTGCCCAATGGCACAAGCACGGCGGCATCTTGGCAGGCCACAAACGCTGCCGATCCAACAAACGCCTCAAAGATTCTGATTGCCACAAACGGATCAACAGATGTCCAGTTGGTGTCTGGGATCAACGGAACTGGAACATACCTTCCACTGGCTTTATGGAACGGTGGCGTAGGTCGATTTGTGATTGGCACTTCAGGCCAGTTTGGCGTTGGACCAACCGCGACTGTCTCCTATGGATCGTCTGGCCAAGCATTCTTGTCTGGTGGCGCATCTGCCGCTCCATCGTGGGGTACTTTAAGCATTGGGTCTGGTGGCTCAGGTCAAACAACCGCACAAGCAGCAATGAATGCATTTGCTGGCGCCGTGACTTCTGGTTCGTATCTGCGCGGCAACGGCACCAACGTCGTGATGAGCACCATCCAAGCCGCTGACGTACCCACATTGAATCAAAACACCTCAGGTACAGCCGCAGGATTGTCTGCAACATTGGCAGTGTCTTCCGGTGGCACGGGTCTTACTACAACCCCTGCAAACGGGGCGTTGGACATTGGTAACGGCACCGGATTTACCCGTACAACGCTTACGCAGGGCACCGGAATTACGATCACCAACTCTGCTGGCGGAATCACCATTGCCAACAGCGCCCCTTCATCTGGTGGCACAGTCACATCCGTTACGGGAACTTCTCCCGTGTCTGTAGCCAATGGCACGACAACACCCGCGATTAGCTTGTCCTCAGGGTATGGGGATACCTTAAACCCATATGCCAGCAAAACAGCAAACTATTTTCTTGCGGCCCCCAACGGGTCTGCGGGCGCACCTACGTTCCGCGCCATTGTTGCGGCAGACATTCCAACCCTGAATCAGAACACCTCAGGCACTGCTGCGGGCCTTTCTGCTACGTTGACCGTAGGTTCGGGGGGCACAGGGGCGGCTACCTTGACAGCCAACAATGTGTTGCTTGGTAACGGCACATCTGCGCTGCAAGTTGTTGCTCCCGGCACGTCGGGTAATGTGTTGACATCAAACGGCACAACATGGACTTCAGCGGCTGCGAGTGGCGGCGGAGCCACCCTTACTGCAACCACCACAAACACCACGTACTACATCATTGGCTCGACCGCCGTGTCAGGGACAATGTCTACTGCATACGTATCCAACACCAACGCGGTCTCGTACAACGCCTCAACAGGCACCTTGACGGCGGTGGTCTTGACGGCAAGCTCCGACGAGACGCTGAAGACAAATTGGCGTGCGCTTCCCGTGGATTACATTGAGCGGCTGGCGGAAGTCAAGCATGGCACTTTCGACCGTATTGAGACAGGCAACACCGAAGATGGTGTGTCTGGGCAGTCGCTTCAATTTTTGCTCCCAAACTCTGTGTTTGCTGACGAGCACGGCTTGTTGTCTGTAAACTATGGTGGCGCTGCACTGGTGTCCGCAATTCAACTGGCGCAGCGCGTGGTCGAGCAAGACGCACGCATCGCCAAACTTGAAGAGCTTGTGATGCAACTACTGGAGAAGTGAAATGGCAATCACAATTACAGGTACAGGAGTTTCGTTTCCCAGCAACGGAACAATTGAAGGTTTTTATACCGGGTCAACTATTAATAATACGAGTTTTCCAATCGGTTCTTACATATATGCTCAAAACACTAATGCGGCGTATCTTCCGTTGCAAAATACATCTGATTTGGTTTATATTTCTTCTGGCGCCTGTCAAAATATATTTTCTTACCACACGGCCCCTTCGGGCGGTCCCGTAACACTCACGGGCACTTGGGTTTGCAGAGGGTTTACTAGAGTTTGCTGCTGCAACTACTTGGCGCCAGTTCTTATGCAAAGAATTGCTTGAGGTATAAAAATGACAATTACCATCACAGGAACCCAAGTTCAATTCCCCAGCAATGGAAACATGGAAGGTTTCTATACGGGTTCGAATAAAACAAACACTAGCTTTCCAATTGGCACTATTTTGTTTACCGTTGGTTTTGGCGGAGTTTGTTCTGCTGTATATTTAAACACAAGTGGGGCTGCCACCATAGCCATAAATTGTTTTTGCCAGTTTGGTTTTCAATATCCAAGTTCGGGGTCTTTAAGTTTATCTGGAACTTGGGTGTGTCGCGGGTATGGGTACGGGTGCGGCTTCCCATTTATTCAAAGAATTGCTTGAGGTATAAAAATGGCAGTTACGATTACAGGAACCCAAGTTCAGTTTCCTAGCAATGGAAATATGGAAGGTTTTTATACTGGAAGCACACAATTAAACACCAGCTTTCCAATTGGAACTGTGCTTGGCGCATATGGCACGGGTACGCCACTGCATCGCAATGAGTCCCATGCGATTTATGTGCGATCTACAAACCCATCAGGTACAGCACTGCCCATGTATTACATAGGGTCTGGCACCGCCATGGCGGGGCTATGGGCTTCTAGAGGATATTACACGGTATGCTTGGGAGCACAAGCGGTTTCCTATTTAATGCAAAGAATTTCTTAAGGAGCAAATATGACTACAGTAAATGGAATTTCATTTGGCGCCATTCGCAATGTGCGTAAATCTGGCGATGAGGAAAACGTTTATTTTGCCGATGTGGAAATAAGCCCTGAAGAAGGTTTTCCTTTTGATGTGCATTTGTATTGCGCTCGGGGAGACGATTATGCCGCCACTGGCAAATGGGTGTACGCTCAAATCACCAGCGGCAATCATGAAGGCGCTATTACTCAGCTTGCTGCGAATGTTGACCCTCGGACGGGCGAACCTTGGCCGGAGGTGACCCATCGGCAGCCGCTTTCACGCGGAGCACAAACGCTATGAGCACCGTAGTCCCAGTCATTCCTGTGCACTCCGTAACTTACGATGGTGCAGTCATGAACGTGTACCACGCCAACAAGGGCGAAGGCTTGCCGCGTCACAGCCATGCGTTTTCGCATTTGACAATGTGCACTGCTGGCTCTTGCGTTGTGCGCAAAGAGGGCCGGGAATACGTCTTTGACAAGACCACTCAGCCTGCGGACCTTGTGGCCGTCGAGTGGCACGAGATTGAGGCTCTGGAAGATGGCACTGTGTTTATCAATGTGTTCTCCGAGACCAAGCAATAATTTCCAACCAGTTATAGGCAAGCCGCCAGCCTTTGATGGCGGTACACAAGGAGAAAAGCATGAGTAACAACACAAAACCTCAGCTCACTATCGATGGCGTCGAATATGACGTGGAAAAGCTCACAGATCAACAGCGTGCCCTCTTGGACCACGTCATTGACTTGGAGCGAAAGGTCAACTCTGCAAAGTTCAATCTTGACCAACTTCAAGTTGGCCGTGATTCGTTCTTTGGCATGCTCAAAGAATCTTTGGCTGAGCAGCCCGCCGAGGCAACCGAAAAGCCAGCGGAGTAAAAAATGGACTCAGTGGATACAAAGTTGGCCGTACACGAGGCCGTTTGCGCAGAACGATATAACAGCATCGACCGATCTTTGCGTGATGGCGACAAGCGCATGACGAAGATCGAATACTTGCTTTATGCGGTCATTGCTTGCGTGCTGTTTGGCCCCGGCGTAGCCGCTGAGTTCTTCAAAAAACTGTTCGGGGTGTGACATTGACCCAATCAGTCTTCTCCTCATGGCTCAAAGTGCAGTCAGCGCTATCCGCACTGGCTGCCAGTTTCTGGCCGAAGGAAAAGCTGAAATCGACAAGTTCAAAAAGAACGTCGAAGGTGGAGTCAAAGACGCCAAGGAAATCTACAAGCAAGTCACAGGCATCTGGGGATGGCTTAAAGGATTATTCAGTCCAAGAGTTGGTGGAGTCGATGGAGGCGTACAGCAAACGCCAGCGATCCAACCAGCGGCGCCGAAGCCCAGAGCAGCAAAACAAAAAGACCTGACATACGAGGAGTACCAAGCCAGATCAGTCCATGAAATTTGCGAGCACCTCAAAGTCTATTTTGAGGCCATCCGAGCGCTGAAAGCACACTGCCGGGAACTTGAGCAACAATCTCTAACAACTGAGAAGGTTGCCGATAGTGCGATTGATCGAATTGAGTTGGAGTGGCAGATGAACCAGTTGGCCGTGCAGGTGCGTGAAGCGATGGTCTACACGCCCGAGGCTCTGGGGCTGCAAGCGCTTTACAGGCGGTTTCTTGAGATGTACGACCAGATTTTGGAAGAGCAAGAGTTTGCCCGCGACGTCAAGGCAAAGAAAGATCGGGACGGAAAATGGCAACGCGAGCTCCTCAAACATCATCGAATCGACAAGGCGGTAACGGTGGTAGCAGTCCTGATTCTGGTGGCGTGGATGTGGGGGCTGCTGCTGTCACTCGGATGGCTCGTGAGGACGCCCGGTGGTTTGCAGTCGCTGTGGTCATCTTGAGTCTTGTATTGTTTTTGGCCCTGCCATTTGCTGTGCTGATCTTGGTAGAGGCGGAGAAGATGAAAGCCGAAGTGCGGTACGAAATACGCCAGCTCAAAAAGCTGGAGAAGCAATTGCAAAAAAAGGATGAATGATGCTGACGTTACTCTCAACCCTGATCTCGTTTCTGATGTCTGGCACTCCCAGCATCTTGAAGTTTTTTCAAGACAAGTCTGACAAGCAGCACGAGCTTGAACTGGCTCGAATGCAGACAGAGCGCGAGCTTCAGATGCTGGCCGCTGGTTATGCAGCCCAAGCCAAGATCGAGGACATCAAGACTGAGCAAATTGAGCTTCAGACCAAAGCGCAGACGGAACAGGCCGTAATCGGCGCACAGCAGGCTGAAATGCAGGCTCTGTATGCTCACGACATCGAGATCGGGAAAGGGGCTTCCCAGTGGGTTACGGACCTTCGGGCATCCACCCGGTCAATCTTGACCCTTGGCTTTTATTTCTTGCTGGTTTTGATTGATGTTGGCACATTTATTCATGGCGTTCGTATGGACGCTGACTTTAATGACATGGCTAACCAGCTCTGGGATGAAGACACCCGTATCATGTTCGCCGCCATCATCACGTTCCACTTCGGCGGTCGCGCCTTTGGACAAAAATGAATGTAAGCCCCAAGGCCATTGAGGTCATCAAGCATCACGAGGGTGTGCGCCAAAAGCCCTACCGCTGCCCAGCCAAGCTGTGGACGGTGGGCGTGGGCCATGTGATCTACCCCGAGCAGGGCAAGCTCAAACTCGAAGATCGTGATAGTTTCCCTGTGCGTGTGGCCGACATGCGTCTGTATTCAATGGAGGAGGTCAATGCTATCCTTAGGTCAGATTTGGCCCGCTTTGAACGAGGTGTGGCCCAGTATTGCCCAGTTGCCCTTACACAGGGTCAATTTGATGCTCTTGTCAGCTTTAGCTTCAATGTTGGTTTGGGAACACTTCAGCGAAGCACCCTCCGTCAAAAGGTTTTGCGCGGGGATATGGAAGGCGCTGCCGAGGAACTTTTGAAGTATTGCATGGCTGGTGGCAAAATACTCAAAGGGCTGCAAAACCGTCGCATCGACGAACGTGCCATGTTCTTGTCTTGATGGCCTTGTAATGCGACAATTGACCAACCATAAAGGACTGACATGAGTACGCCATCATGGGTCATGACATACGACAGCTTGACGTCTACTGTGCTTCAGTATTTGGAGCGCAGCGATCCGGCTGTTGTTGCCGCCATCCCCACCTTCATCACCTTGTGTGAGTTCGAGATCGCCCAAGAGATCAAGACTCTGGGCCAATTGACCGTTGCCAACTCGACCGTCACCCCAAACAACCCGGTGCTGCAAAAGCCCGCACGCTGGCGCAAGACGGTCTCCATGAGCATCAACAACGGCACTCAGATGCAGCCCGTGTTCTTGCGCAAGTTCGAGTACCTGAAGAACTATTGGCCCAACCCAACGCTCACCGACACCCCGGCCTACTATGCCGACACCGACTACGAGCATTGGTATCTGGCGCCAACACCGGACCAAGCATACGAGTTTGAGGTGCTGTACTACGAGCGCATCGCACCTCTGAGCTCAACCAACCAAACCAACTGGCTGACCCAGTACGCACCCAATGCGATGCTGTACGGCACCTTGTTGCAAGCTGTTGTGTATTTAAAAAATGACAACAGACAAATTTTTCAACAAAAATATTCAGAGGCAATGGCTGCCTTGAAGTCTGAAGATGTTGCTAGAGTAGGGGACAGGCAAGCGGTTGCTGTGGACAGTTAACATGTACGCGATTTACATCATCACCAACACTGTGAATGCCAAACAATATGTTGGCATTACGAGCAATTTAACGCAAAGATGGTCAAAGCATCGCAAAGCGGCTGGAGACTGCCCAGCATTGCACGCCGCCATCAAAAAATATGGGCACAAAAATTTTGCCTTTACTCACATTGCTGATGCTTTTGATTTGGAATGCGCGTGCAAATTGGAAATGCTTTTGATTGCCGAACACAACACAAAACTGCCATCTGGATACAACATGACTGATGGTGGTGAAGGTAGTTTTAATCCATCTGACGAAACTCGCGCCAAATATTCTTTGGCAAGAAAAGGTAAAGCAAAAACAGCAGAGCATAAAGCAAAAATTGCCGCTGGTAATTTGGGCAAAAGTCGCGGTTTGGGAAAGCCAAAATCTGTCGAGCATAATTTAAAAGTTTCCAACGCTTTGATGGGTAACAAAAACTCTGTTGGTCGAAAAGATTCGGCTGAAACAATTGCCAAACGAAAAGCAACACGAGCCATCAACAAGGCCAAAAAGATGAAGGAGTTGGTATGACATCTTATGTGAATCCATATACTGGGGCCACAATCAACCCCAGCCAAGTTGGTTACGAGAAACTGACGATTTCTGCCAATACACAACTCGACTGGCCGATCAATGGCAACGTCTCTGACGTGGTCGCCAACATCATTGAGGTCTCGGCCACCACAACCGGGCTCAAGTTGTACATGCCGCCTGCCACATCGGTTTCGGATGGCCAGAGTGCGCTGATCCGAAACGTGGGCACAAACTCGTTCACCGTGGTCAAGAGTGATGGAACAACCATCTCCCCGGTCGCCTCTGGCGTGGCCGAATACGTCTATGTGACCAACAACACAACCGACCCCGGCCTGTGGTCTGCAATCACGTTTGGCACGGGGACGTCTGCGGCCAATGCGGCTGACTTGGCTGGGTACGGTTTAACCGCATCTGGCCTGACCTTAAACCAGTCTTACAACGTCAGCACGCTGTACTCAAACTACACCTTGTTGCCAGCCGACAGGGCAAGTTTTCAGGTGTGGGCAAGCGGTGCCGGAACCATTACGCTACCAAGCGCATCAACCGTTGGAAACAATTGGTTTGTGATGATTCGCAACAACGGCACGGGCATTTTGAACGTTTATCCAGTCGGAACCGATCTGATTGATGGCAACTCATTTGTTCAGTTGCAGATCAACGAATCGTTTGTGATTTGTAGTGCTGGCAATGGCTGGAACACATTTGGTTACGGTCAATCTGCCCAGTTCTTTTTCACTCAGTTGGCAAAGATTGTTACTGGTGGAACTGTGACTTTGAGTGCCGCCGAAGCATCAAACATCATTCAAGAGTACACGGGCACCTTGACATCCAATTGCATTGTGATTTTGCCCCCTACGGTGCAAATTTACTCCTTGCAAAACAAAACAACTGGGGCATACACCCTAACGTTCAAGACAACTTCGGTTGGCGCTTCGGCTGCGGTTGTTCCTCAGGGTCAAACAAACCTTGTGATTTGTGACGGCACAAACGTTTACAACACACAAGCAAGCGTTGGTGGCGGGTCTTCTTCTGTCACTTTGCCAAACGGCTCTGCTGCCGCACCATCTTTGAATTTCTTGAGTGATACCGTAACTGGTTTGTATCTACAAGGATCAGGCCAACTTGGTTTTGCAATTTCCGGTTCAAATGCCGCAACATTGACCTCAACTGGGTTGTTGGTGCCAGTTGGAATTTCTGGCGGAACTTTCTGACATGACCGCAAAAGTTGTCGCACTTCAGATCAAGCCCGGCATACAGCGTGACGGGACGCAGTTTGCCGCCCCCACCTATGTGGATGGCAAGTGGGTGCGATTCCAAAACGGCCTGCCACGCAAGATTGGTGGCTACAAGGGCATTTTCTTAAATGGATCAGACATCTCTCGCGGGATGACGATGACCTCCACAAACGGCCTCAACTACGTTGTCTCGGGCTACCAAAGCGGTCTGGAGCAGTGGAGTACCGACAACGATGATGGCGTTGGTTTTGGGCCTACTCCGTACTCAATGACTGGGTTCACTTCAAATGCCAACAACTTGTGGCAGTTTGACATTGGTTACGACTCCACTGGTGGTGGCGTCAACAACTTGGTTGCGCACCCCGGTCAAAACTTGACCAACATCGACAGCACCACAAACACTCGACCTCTGTATGGGGCATTCCCCGGCACGACATTGGCCCCTGTGGGCGTGTTTACGGCTTCTGGCACCACCACCAGCGGCTCGCCCAACGTCACCTTTGCGGTGACCAACGTGGCCATCGGTGCAGGCCTGTCTGTCACTGGTACTGGCATTCCGGCCAACACAACGGTCAAATCAGCCTCGTCGGTGGCTGGGGTGTGGACTGCGGTCTTGAGCGCCAACGCAACCGCGTCCGGCACCGTCACGCTGACCTTTGACGCCAACATCTCTGTGTCTGGTGGGGTCGTGGTGCTCCACCCGTATTTGTTCGTCTACGGCAACTACGGCCTGATTCAAAACTCGTCTGCTGGCAACTTCAACGACTGGGTGTCTGCGGATGCCAACGCCACCAACGCATCCACTGGCAAGGTGGTCAAGGGCTTACCCCTTCGAGGCGGCACAACGTCGCCTGCTGGCCTGTTTTGGACCCTTGATTCGGTTGTTCGGGTGACCTATGCGCCCAGCACGGTGAACGGAATCAACTTCTACTGGAAGTACGACCTGATCACCAGCCAATCGTCCATCATGTCATCTCAGTGCGTGATTGAGTACGACGGCATTTTTTACTGGTGTGGTGTGGATCGCTTCTTGATGTACAACGGCGTTGTGCAAGAGATCCCCAACAACCAGAACATGAACTACTTCTTTGACAACCTGAACTACAACCAGCGTCAAAAAGTGTGGTGCACCAAGGTGCCTCGATGGGGTGAGATTTGGTGGTTCTACCCCAAGGGGGATGCAACCGAGTGCACCGATGCAATCATCTACAACGTGCGTGAGAAGAGCTGGTACGACGCCGGGCAGGCAATTGGCGCCTTGCGCTCTGCTGGCACGTTCTCGGAGGTTTTCAGAAAACCAATTTGGGCGGGCAACGTTGAGAACACTGCTGGCGGCTACACACTGTGGCAACACGAGACCGGAACGGATCAGGTCTACACCAACAACGTTGATGCGATTGACTCTTACTTTGAGACGCCCGCACTGGGTTCGTATGCGGGCTTGGTGGGATCAACTCAACAAGCTGGCGACAACTTGTGGACCCGGTGCGAACGCATTGAACCTGACTTTGTGCAGAGCGGACAGATGTCGGTGGTGATCATTGGCAAGGGTTATGCCGACGACATCGACCAAGAATCGGACCCATACACGTTTGACCCTGACACCCTGAAGATTGACATGCGTGAGCAGCGTCGTGAGATGCGTTTGCGCTTCAGGTCAAGCATCGTGAATGGCAACTATTTTATGGGCAAGGTGCTGCTGAGCCTTGACACCGGAGACGTGCGCGGCACGGGCAATCCGTAATGGTTACCTACGACCCAAGAGGAATGGACTGGCCTCAGTACAACAAGCTGATGACCGAGTTGTTCGCGTCAAACGATGTCGGCTATGTGGACGAGGAGAACTGGCGCCAATGGGTCGACGGTTTGAATGGCATCGGATACTTTGGCCAGTCTGCGATCCCTGACCAGCGCATGTTTGCAACATGGCAAGATTGGGCTGAGCAGATGGTCGGAATTATGAGTTTGGGAAACTAACATGGCTGAAAACGCACAAGGAGCAAACTGGCCTCAAGATGCTGGACCCTCGACTTACTCAGAGCCGAGCAAGCCTTCTACGCCCTATTTAGACTCAATAAAAGCGTCTTCGCCCGAGCTTTATAAAAAAATTACTGGCCTTTCTGCATACAGCGCAAACGAGGCTTTTGGGGGTCAGCCACAAGACTATCAGGCGCAACTGTTTACGCCGTTGCAACAGTCTGCGCTGAAGGATGTTCCAAAGACAATCACTCCGCCCACTCAGGATTATCAAGACAGTGAAGGATCAACCATTTCCACGCCAATGCCAAAAAGCATTCCCGCTGGAAAGATCAATGGCATCAACGTCAATGCGAATTACGATTCGGGCGGAAATTTGACTGGTTTTTCCAGCGGCCTAGATGCGACGACTTGGCTTGATGGAAGCCACTACATCACAGGCCAATGGGACGCATCAGGCAATCCTGCGCCAGCACAACACGCAACAAGAAGCGGTGGATTTTTCAACAACCTAATCGGTGACGCCTTCAGCGGAATTTCAGACTTCATGAATTCCGACATTGGCAAACTGGCCATGGCTTTTGGGGCTGCCGCTGGCGCTCCAATGTTGGCTGAGGCTATTGGAGTTTCAATCCCTCAAGCTGCTGCTGCAATCAACGTTGCATCTGGTGTTGCATCTGGCCAGCCTTTGGATAAAGCCATCACAAACGCTGCAACAGGCGCCGCAACCGGGGCAATTGTTGGCCAAACAGGAATTGGTGGGGCTGTTGCTGACGCCACAAACTCACCACTGGCTGGTCAGGTTGCCTCCAACACCGCTTCCGGCGTCTTGCGTGGCCAAGATGTCGGCACAGCCCTATCCAATGCAGCAGTCAATGTTGCTGGAGGCGCTGGTGCTGGTGCACTCAATCAGGCAAGCACTGACGCCCAGCTTGAAAACTTCTCTCAAGGTCAGGCCGAAAAAGCCTACGACAACAGCACGGGTCCAACTGAGCAACCAGTACTCGATGCAATCGCAGCAGAGCCAACGGCTCCGGTTAATGAGTCACCTTTAAGCCAACCTTCGATTGAGGCCTCCATCCCATCCGATGAGCAGCCAAGCTCACCGCTTCCATCCGAAGCAGTCATTGAAACCAAGGCGCCCTTGGGACAGGTTCCCGCAGTTGACGAAGAGTCCGGTTTAACCGCACCCCTATCGCAAGTCAACCCAAATGCTGACGACACGACTGACATGGGTGAGATTGAAATTGTTGGCGACAGGCCAGCGCCAGAATTGACTGACACGTCCGGTTTAACCGCACCTCTGGCCACGGTTGATTCCAATGCAGTCCAACAATTGATTGACGACTCTCAGCAGCAGGCATCGGACGCATACGACAACACGTCGGCCCCAACCGAAGCTGATGTGATAGCTGCCGCCCCAGAAACGAAATCAACTGATGTGGTGGACACAAGCCAAGAGGGCTCCTTTGATCCTGTGATCATTCCTCCTTCGATCATCAAGGCGGCGGTCAAGGACGTAGCTGGTGGCGGCGGAGGATCTTCAGCCACTCCAGCAGCAGCCCCGGCAGCCACCGCAGCCCCTTTGGCCGCAGCGTCAGCCACGCCCAAGCCATTGGACACCAGCCCTCAATTTTTGAGCAGTTCGGTCTCTGGCTCGACGCCAGCACAACTGCAACAACTTCATCAGTTGTACAACTCATTGACGCCTGAGTTGGCCTCCATCTTGACGTCAAGAAACAAGCCTCAGCCCCAAAAGCAAGAGTTGACACCCGAAGAACAGGCCACGCTGGACGCCAACCCAAACATGACGAAAGAACAATTGATGCAACAAGAATATGGGACCAAGTTCTTTGCGGAGGGCGGATCTAGCTTGGCCGACTCTGGGTACTCGATTGACGCTCCAAAGTTCAAGAAGTACGACACCAGCATGCTGGCCGCAGCGCCCACTATTGAGCAGAAATCTCGTTTGGGCGCCCTTCAGCATTTGCGTCAAGGCTTGTTGGCTCGACAGCCCACCAGCATGGGTCTTGCGCACGGAGGACTGCCTGCAAAATATGCCGAAGCATTGCCACCCGGCCACAAGCCCGAGTTCATCACTGGGCTGACTGGATATTACGCCCAAGGCAAGGGAACTGGCCAAAGCGACGACATTGATGCCATGCTGCACGACGGTGACTATGTGGCCGATGCGGACCTTGTTGCTGCATTGGGCGATGGATCAAGCAAAGCGGGCGCAGAAGCCCTTGAAAAGTTCCGCCGCAGCGTACCCCACCAAGAACATGCTTCAGGCGGTCACGCGGTCCCTGCGAAGATCGCAGACGGGGAGTACGTGTTCCCCGCATCATTTGTCACTGCGATTGGCAGGGGCGACAACAAAGAAGGCGCAAAGATCCTTGACAAGATGCGTGAAGCAATCCGAGCACACAAAAGATCCGCTCCTACATCTAAAATACCTCCGAAAGCAAAATCTCCTCTTGACTACCTCAAGATGGTGAAAGGTTAAAAATGGCAAACCTCTTAGAGTCGTCACAAACGCAGGAATCAACTGCACCCGCTTACTACAACACGTATTTAAGTGACTTAGCAACGAAGGGCGCAACTGCTGCATCTGGTGCGCAATACGTTGGTGCACAGCCACTTCAAGAACAAGCGTTCAAAAACGTATCGGGTGCTGCTTCGGCGTATCAACCGACACTGACTGCTGCCGGGAACACCCTGACTTCAGCTACAACCAACACTTCGCCTTTGTCGGCTGCCACAGATTATTTGACGCAAGCCACATCCGATCCATCAAAGTCTGCTGCCGGGTACATGAACCCGTACATCACCTCGGTGGTAAATGCCTTGGGCGACACTGGTCAGCGCAACATCATCCAAAACTTGGCGCCTCAGGCAACCGCAGGTGCAGTCGGATCTGGCCAGTTTGGCTCCAAGCGTGGCGCCGAGGTTCTTGGCCAGACCATCTCGAATGCTGACCGCGACATCTTGAACGCCCAGTCTCAGGCGCTGAGCACTGGCTATGGCCAAGCCTTGAACGCTGCCACCACGCAAAACCAGATTGCTGGCCAAGCAGGCTCTACGGCAGCGAATGCAGCAGGCACTGGCACGGCAAACTTGATCAACGCAGGCAATGCACAAAGCAACTTGGCTGGCCAAAACCAACAACTTGGCTTGGCAGACATCAACGCCTTGGCAACCCTTGGCGGCCAACAACAAACGATTGCACAAAACAAAGAGCTGTTCCCGCTCACAAACTTGTCAACCTTGTCTGGCATCTTGCGTGGCTACAACGTGCCCACGACAACCAAGACGACTGCGCAAGCATCGCCACTGTCTGCGGCGTTTGGCGCGGCAACTGGAGCTGCTGGTCTTTTGACGCCTAAATATGACTCATTGGGCAAAGAAGTCGCAGGAAGCTCTCCACTTGATCAGCTCAAAAAGGCTTTTGGCCTTGATACAACTCCAGCCCCCACAGCCAAACCCGATACCGGAATTGCGACAGGAAACGATGCTGGTTCAACTGGCGTTGCTGGCGTATTTACCAATTCAAACAGTCCAACTGGTTTGGTCAATGAATCCGGTGATCCTGTAAATAAAGATGGCTCTACATTTGTTGGGCCAACACTTCCCGCTACTGGGCTTAACCAAAACCCTTATGCTAACGCGCTTATAGATCCAAATACTGGTCGGCCAGCATACGACATACCCGAAAACACAAACGGTGAAGTATATGGCGCACTTGCTTCCGCTTACGGCGGTTAATAAGGAATAAATCATGGCTGATCAAAAATACGGCTTGTCGTCTGATGCTTCCAAGGTCAATCCATATGGCGCACCTCAAGAGCAGCTTTCCGAGTATCAAAAGTCCCTTGAGGATCAAATTAACGCCCTTGAGAAGCGATACGAGCAACCAAACTGGTTCAAGGTATCTGCCGGGTTTTTGAAGCCTCAGTTGGGCGGTTTTGCTGCGTCCCTTGGCTCTGCCGCCGAGGCGATGGGCGAGAACGTCGAGAAGCAACGTGAATCAGCTTTGCCGATTGCTCAAATGCGAGCTCAATTGGCCCAGTCCAACATCTTGACTGGCCAGAACAAAACACAGTCTGATGAGTTCTCTCAGTGGCAAGCCACTGGCAAGCCAATGGACCAAAAGACATACGCAAGAATTGCTGGCCTCAACCCAAGCAGTTCAGTTGCCGCTGCGGCCAAGGCTGCATACGAGGGTGGGTCGAAAGACATTGAGAACACTCGGGCGCAACAACGTGCAATCCTTGATGCCGTCACACTCAAACAAGCGAAGGGAATGCCTCTCTCCCCATCTGAGAGAAACTTCTTGGAAAACTTCTCAAGCGGACTTATTGGGGCGCCAGAGGCTGCACGTGCTTCCAGCATGGCGGCACCCACAGGGGCGCACGGCACACCCGGCACGCCTCCAGCAGCTCAACCTGCGGGCGCTCAAGCGGCACCTGAGGATCAGGCGGCGCCTGAGGGCAAGCCCGAGGAAAAGTTCACGCCATATGCGCCAACGTTCGCCTTCCCGGATGTATCAAATATGTCCGATCCCCAGAGGAAGGCGGTTGAGTCTCGCTATGAAAAAAATGCAGAATCAGCAGAGTCAAAGTCTGAAGCTCGGGTGCAGCAATGGGGATCATTGGCAGCAGACCCGGTGTATTCGGCTGTTGATAGCGAATACAAGTCCGCGATCAATTTGTTGAAATCTGATCCAGAAACTTCTAAAAAGGTTTTTAACCTGTTGCGAGGTCCGGGCAATGTATTGGACCAAGTTATGTCAGCAGCGCAGGCTGGCGTTGGCGTTAGTTTAGGCAATATGGCAGCAACTCTCAACGTTCCTGTTGAGGCGTTTAAGCGTGCAGGTTTGAATGAAGAGCAGCAGATGGTGGCCGACAGATTGGTTCGCGCCATGCTTGTTGTTGGCAACGCAAAACTTGCTTCTCAAGGCATTTCTCCAGAGAAGGGGAAAGAGTTTTTCCAACAATATTTGGACAGCACAAAGGCCTCGTTGCAGCAAAACGCAGCAACTGCTTTGCACAACTTGGAAAAAGACTATCAGTCTTTCCAGCAAACCAAAAAACTTTACGATCAAGTTGTCAAAGAGCATCGGTTGCAACAACAGCATAGCGTGACTCCATACACGGACGTTATCAACAGCTCGCCAGATATTGCACGCATCAACAATGAAGCTCGTCAAAGAATGTCCGAGCAAGAGGCGTTGTATGGGCAGGCTGTAAAAAGTCGATCTGAAGCCCGAAAGCAAAACCAAGGGAAGTAATTGCCATGGCAACAACAAATCCTTACTTGGCTTTGATGGATGATGATGAGCCCAAGAAAAAGTTTGAAAATCGTCCATCAGTTCCCAAGCCTTCTGCGCAAGCTGTCTCTTCGGAGCGGCCACTGAACCCATCTGAAATTCTTCCGCCTGACATTTTGAAGGCTTTGGATGTGCACAACATTCGATCCCCAATGAGTTCGTTGCCAGCATCTGGTGACGTCACTTTGTCTGAGCCATCCAAAAATCCGTATGCTGATTTGCTTGAAGATGAGACGGGTGAAAATCAAAATATTTCTCCAGCATCAATTGCCAGTGGCGCAGGTGCCGCTGTCGGTGCTTATGTAGGAAACAAGCGGAGAAAAGAATCGTCAGATCAAAAGTTTTCCAATTTGCCAGTCGAGATGCGGCCACAGTCTGCGCTGTCTTTGCAGCGATACATCAACAGTCAGTTAAGCGCCCCGGTGCCTTTGAACAAGTTGAAAGAATTGACTGGCATGGACATTCGCACAATGAAGGAAGCTCAAGCGGCCATCACACGAATTCAAGGCGCACCAGCATCAAGAGAGCCAGTCGTGAAAGATGTTGGTGGACGAAGAACAACTGTTTCTTATCGAACCAACCCGGCTCAATCTCCAGTTGATATTTCAATGTATGAGAATCCATCATTGATGAACCGCATCGGCAATTACGCATCAAACACCGCTAAATCTGTGGCATCGGGTGCCTCTAATTTATTGAGGCCAATTGCAGGGGGTGCTATTGCCGCGCCTCAACTTTTAAATGTTTCCAATGACTACCAGCAAAAAAACCCCATAGACGCAACTCAAGTAATTTCTGGACTTGGCGGACTTGGGATGATGACAAAAAGCACGCCGCTCGGGATCGCTGGAGCTGCTGCGCAAATACCCTACGCCATCAAGCACAGAGAAGAGTTGGCTCGGGGAATGTCTTTGAGCGACATCAACCCAACCGCATTCCCTGTCGGGACGTCTGGCGCTGAAGAATTGCCATTTGTTGAGGCCTTGAAAGATGCAAACAAAAAAGCTCGCTTGGAGCACGGGTACATACCATGATCACGAGGGTTGTCTCCCTCTCGTGAGCCCTTTTGCAGGGGCCATTTAAAACCCCTCCATCATTTCTGGTGGAGGGGTCTTTTTGATTTAACTGCACTTGCTAAGCAGGCCGAGGATGACGGTTAGCATCATCATCCACACATACCACTTGATCAGTCTCACAGCGCGTTCCGCTTGTTCTCCAAAGCCTTGCCAACCAGCTCATTCAAGCTCTTGGTGAACTTGACGCACTCGGCACGCTCAGCCTTGATAATTTCTGGCGCTGCGGCAGCCACAAACGTGTTTGCAAGCAACACAAGGTCATCCTCAAGGAAGTTGTAGTCCTCCTCAAGCATGATCGTTCTAAAGGCCTCGCCGACCTGTTCTTTTGTGAGCTCAATCATGCCACCACCTCCCAGTCTTCGGCCAGCACGTCAGTTTGTGACGCCAGCCAACCCGGCAACATGGCGCGGCGGCCATGGGCGTTGGTTGTCCACATGTCGATGTGCGGCAAGATTTCACACTCGGTGACGCCAGCCTTACCATAGGGCGTGTCTGGTGTTGGATAAATTACTGGA